AATTGCTGATGCTGAGAAATTAGGTTTCAGTGTTGAGCACGTTCCGTTCTCTCTCTATGGTACATCAAAATTTGGAGTCTCTAGATTAACTAACAATAGTAATCTGCCTCAGGGTATGCCATGGTGTGGACCCTCGAATGATCCCCTTGTTAGTAAACTTAAATTGTTGAATCAAACGAGAACTGATGTTCAGAATATCACTAAGGTGATTGAAGAGGTGGCTAAAGGATATCCCACTCCCGTTACTATGGATGAGTTGGATGATTTATATCGTGCAGCTATTCAGAGGACTCAATTCTTGGGCCGTCATCTTCAAGTACCTGCTAGTTCTGGACTAATTGGTGTCAAATATCCAAAGAGATTTCTTCAGATACTTGATATTATAATTCAGCACTATGTTGATATGACAGAAGCGAAGATGCCTCCTCGCCATGAAGCAATGTGGGCGATTACGGATGCGAGAGAAACCGCAATCGGTGCGCCTTCCCTTGCGTCCTCTGGTGTTGATGAATCTGGAGCTGATTATCATATGAAGCGAATGATTTCATTAGCTGATTGTCCCGCCCCTGATTATTCTCTGGAGCCAATAATCTATTTAGATAGTTGCTATCATTGGGGTGAAAGTCTTGGGTTACCGTATGGAAATATGACCTTTTCAGCCGCTGTGTCTTATAGGCAGGGAGCTAAAGGGGATAAACCGCAGCCTTTATACTTTCCAAATGGATCAGAATGGCGAGCTGATTATCAAGCATATTCTTGGGAATCAAACATGAGGGTAGTTTATCCAGCTTCACACGCTTTCAACGTTATTATCACGCCAATTGTATTGCAGATGAAAACGTTTCGGAAGATGAAGCTCGGAATGTACCACACTCCTGAATTGCTAATGAAATATCTTCCCAAACTCAGAGCTCAAGGTGACATTTCTTATGAATCCGATTTCTCTAAGTTTGACCAATCTATTTCAAATGAGATAATGCAGTACGTAATGTTCAGGTTCTCCACGATCGCGCGGAAATATGCCTGGGAGTTTAAGCTATTCCAAGAATTTCTTGCGACGACGGGTGTTATCTTTCCCAACTTTATGAATGATGATCCATCGTACATTACTTTCTTTTCAGGAAAAGTTTCTCTTTTGTCTGGCGTTCTTCCGACTTCAGAGATGGGATCTATCATATCCGTCGCTGCTAACTTATATGCTCTTGAAGGTGAATTACCAAACATCGTCCAAGATTGGATTTCTAATAAGTTTACTATTTTAGTTCAATCCGATGATGTGTTATTCACCCTTCCAAAACGTATTAACGAGGAATTATTTGCAGAACGAATGTCACATTTGTCTCTGACTGCTAAACTGAAAGAAGGATTAATGTTCTTGAAAAAGATGTTACCCGTTGGTCCTTTCGCCAAATACGCAGACAAATTCCCCATCGCAGGTGTCCCTTTATGGTCGAGACAACCAATTCAAACCTTCTGGAATGAAAATTCTTATGAAGGAAAACCGGATGCTATTGTTAGGCTTGCACTCCTATCGAGAGCTGCGGGTCTTGACAAACACCCTATGACGAGTGGAAGAGTAGACAAAGCATGGAAGGACATTTTATCTCAGTACCCTATCTTTAGACCGGTGGTTGATGTATTGTACGATGGCGTTTTAGCTCTCTCTGATGAGGATAAGGCCGAAGTGCTACGTTACTCAACTACTGACCAGGGCTTAGCGTGGTTATCAAAAATTCATAATCGCGCTGATTCCGATCCAAAAGCTAAAGAGATGATGGAAGAGATGAGACGAATTGGGTTCAATTTGGATGAGTATGAGGATACGGCTATTTCCCAGCGGAAATCGTATTTATCTGCTCTATATGCTTCACCGAACGCCGATTCACGGATGAACATGATGAAAATCCTTGCATGGAATAGATAATATCTATTGCAGGGAGAGCAGGTACTTGTGCCGATCGGGGGTGTTATGTCTAGCCCCCGATCATTTGCACAAGGTTACAGTTTACCCTTAACGAAACAGTCCAATCATTTATTAATAACTAATTACATTATGAACAAACCATCAAACACAAAAGTAACAGTTCTACAAGCAGGTACTCTTGGAACTGGATCGGCAAAAGTTAGAATATCTAAACTACTCAAAGTTCTGACAGCAGCCGAAAAAGCGAAAAGTCCAAATTATCCACATATACGTGATAGTTCAGTCGCTCTTTACACCGAAGTTGAAAACAGCTTTAATTCCAAGGGAAGAGGGAATTGGGTTGACTTCAAAGAGTTGGACTTCAAACCGAAAGCCGATGATGATTTTACTTTAGTCATCATCAACGCTGATTATGTGACTAGATCAGCAGCAATAATGGCAGTCGCTCATCTCCTCAGTGACTCAGCATACGTTACCAC